GGTATCTTTTTTAATGCAAGACCAAGAATCTAAAGATAGTCGCCCAGATATACTGTGCGCTACAGTTGTTTGTGATCCTGTAGACAGGCAATGGGTGAACGTCCCGGTTTTTGCTAGGTTTTGTTTTGAAACTGATACGCCAACCGTGCCTAACGACGAAACATTTTACTCTTATTCAGTATCACTAAACGCAGATAGGTTTACCTCCGAGGCGGTTGAAATTTTATTAGAGGATAAATATTTTAAAGGGGACGTGGAGGCGGTTGAAAAAGCTTTAATAAAAGATTACAGACCCGATTTCTTTTCTGTAGCAACATTTTGCAAACTTCTAGAAGTAACAGATTGTAAACAAGTACCCATAAATGTTCCTGTCAAACTAGCTAAGAAGCACGCTAGAAACAATAAAGATGCTAACTACGATTACAAAGTGTTATCCATAGGTGGAGAGATTTGGGATAGCTCTTATGTCCACGGGATTAGCGGGGGAGGAGGCGGTAAACGCAGCCACATGCGGCGGGGGCATATACGCACATACCAGAGCGGAAAGAAAGTTTGGGTAAACTCAACATTCGTAAATGGTAGTAAAGAAGGCTTTGTTGATAAAGACTACAACGTAAAAGCATAATTTTTAGAGGAAAACAAATGAGTGGAAAAGGTAGTAGACGCAGACCCCTGCTTATCCCTGCTAAAGACTTCGGGGAGAACTGGGCAAAAATCTTTGAGAAACCAAAACAGACGGAGAAAGAGAATGATATACGCACAAATGGCGAAGCCAACCGACCCACTGCCGAAGGAGACAGCTCTACAGAAACAGACGGGCGGGACGCATTATAAGAACATGGCTATTCAACCTGCTGAGTATGCAGAGAAGAACGGCTTGTCCCTGTTAGAAGGTAATGTAGTAAAGTACATAACTAGGTGGAAGTTGAAAGGGCAACCCTTAGCGGACTTAGAGAAAGCTAAACATTGCATTGACCTGCTAATCGAGATACACAACGTCAAATGAAAATAACAATAGAAATAGATGGTGCTGATGCCGAAGAGATTATGGCTATGCTGCAACGTGCAAGCGAAGCGGTGGAAAAGCTAGAAGCCATGCTTCAGGAGTTTGAAGATGCTGATAAAGTGTAACGCCGCAGACCATCTGTATTTGATTGACGATGACCCTGTGCGAGCTAAATTATTCAAAGACAACAGCGTGCGGTTCGAAGACCCGTTTCATGTATACGCAGAAATTAATAATGAGACTGGAGAAATAGCCGCAGTTGTTTGTGTAATCATCTGTAAATTTGTACCGCAAGATGAGAGACAGCTAAAGTTTATCGCCGCAGGTAAAGTCACGCAAATCGAAGAAAAGTTAGCAGAACGTGAAGAGATATATGGCGAGTTGGGCACCGTGTTGTGCCCTTACTCAATCTGGTCATACCAGAAAGGACACGGCAGGCAGCTAATCAACAACCTATTAGAAGCTACACCTGTGATGCACCCAGAGGTAGACGCAGTAATAACTATGTCACCGCACACAGATACTGCTATGAAGTTTCACTTAAGTAACGGAGCAGGTATATTTTCTTCTAACGAGAAAACTGTTAATTACGAATACGAGGTGGAAGATGTCGTACTTCACTGAGCTTACAGCTGCGCTAGAAGAAGCAGAGTTCTGCGCTAAAAAAGAAAAACGTACCTATGGTATACGCATAGAAGGCGAGCAGTTCGAAGTGTACCTAGTAGAACGGCGAGGAAAACATAACCCTTTAGAAATATCCGGCAGGATGGTAAAAAGATGATTACCCCCGCTCTTATGTGCGTTGCTATGGCAGTGTACTTTGAAGCGAGGGGCGAGCCGACCGAAGGGCAGGTTGCAGTTGCTCTAGTAATACGAAACAGGATAGAAGACCCACGTTACCCAGACAATGCGTGTGATGTGGTTAAGCAAGGGTACTACTGGAACGGTGTACCGATAAGAAATAAGTGCCAGTTTAGTTTTTATTGTGACGGGAAAAGTGACGAACCTAAGAACAAACAGGCATGGTTTAATTCGTTGTACATTGCTCACTTGAGCGGTTTCGTACCTGATATTACAGAGGGCGCGACCCACTACCATAGTACAAAGGTGTTCCCTGAGTGGGCTTACACTGGAGAAGTTACAACCAAGATACACAAGCATGTGTTTTACAGAGGCATACTTTAGTGACCACGACATGGACTGACGTTTTAACCCTCGAACAAAAAGAAGAACAGCGTAAAGAGATAGCAAAGCAGATAGAAGAATACTTAGCTAGAGGCGGGAAGATAACCCAGTGCCCGCGCAACGCTTACACTGATACTGACATTGAGGGTAAACCTAAGCGTAAGTTCGACAGACTGACCACGTTGGATTCGTTAACTGACCCAACCAAAAGACAGATAGGCGGGTTTGTGCTACATAAAAAGGGGCAAGAATAATGTACGAATACGACTGTAAGATCGTTCGAATTGTTGATGGAGATACAGTAGATGTTGATGTTGATATTGATCTTGGCTTTGATACTTGGCGCTGCAATCAGCGCATATATCTTTATGGTATTGATATTCCAAAGTGCTGCACGAGAGATGCAGAAGAAAAAGTTGCCGGAATCTTGGCAAAGGAGTTTGTCGAGGAGACACTGCACGTCGGAGGAACGTACAAACTAATTATCCGAGAAAAAGACGAGTTCGGACGCTACTTAGGTGTTATAATGTTGAGCGACAAAACTTCAGTTAACGCCGCACTAGTAAGTGAACACTTAGCCGTACCGTACTACGGGCAAAGTAAACAAAAAATAGAAGATGCCCACGCAACGAACTACGAAATCCTAAAAGAGAAAGGTCTACTATGACAGCTTGGTCCTACAGTAGCATAAGCACGTTTAAACAATGTCCTAAGAAATACTACCACTTGAAAGTAGCTAAGGATGTTAAAGATAAAGGCAACGCTGCTACTTTCTACGGCAACGAAGTGCATAAAGCTGCCGAGCATTACATAAGAGATGGCGAGCCTATCCCCGCTAAGTTTAATTATGTGAAGAAAATACTAGATGCTTTCAACCGCATCGAGGGCGAGAAGCACTGTGAAATACGCATGGCGGTGTCAAAAGAAAACAACGTCTACAAGCCCACTAGTTTTTTCGCCAAGGATGTTTGGTGGCGGGGTATCGTCGACTTGCTAATAATAAACGGCGAGAAAGCTTATATTGTAGATTACAAGACAGGCAAGAACGCCAAGTATGCTGACACTAAACAGCTTGACTTAATGGCGGGGGCGACATTTGTAAATTACCCCCAAGTAAAAGTAATTAAGTCTGCCTTAGCATACGTAGTAAGTAACGAGTTTATAAAGAAAAAGCACACCGTAGATATGTATAAGTCGTACTTCAGTGTGTTTGATGACGAGCTGGAAAGACTAACGGTAGCAGAAGAAAACGATGTGTGGAATGCAATCGACGGGCCGCTGTGTGCGTTCTGTCCGGTTACTAGCTGCGAACATAATAGGAAAAGATAATGACGGCACGTGAAAAAGGCGCTGACTCTTTACTCCCTTGGGATAAAGCAATATCACAAACATGCTTCTACCCTAATTGCGGGTTTAGACATGCAATAGAACAAGGAGATGCGTATGTAACTTGGGACGCGCACCTTCCCCTACAAACAATATATGATATGTTTCCGCCGATAGTGAAACTAGCTATACAAGAAAACACTAACCATAGTAAAGAATATGCTATCAGAATGCTAACCGTTTATTTTCACCCTGAATGCGCAGCTGAGTGGGGCATGCAGTTAATAAAAGATGGCTTAAAGGCAAATTACAGGGTGGGCAGGCGCTTGAGTAACAGAGAAAAGGACTGGAATTATCATGACGAAGAGTAAACGAAATTACAAATCCGAGTATGAAAACTACCAAGGCACCGAAGAGCAAAAGAAGAAACGCGCTCAACGCAATGCCGCCCGTCGCAAAGCCGAGCGAGAAGGCAAGGTAAGCAAAGGCGACGGTAATGACGTAGCCCACAAGAAAGCAATGGACAAAGGCGGCAAGAACTCTGACGGTACTAGAGTAGAGACAGCGAGCCGTAACCGTTCTTTCAAGCGGGATTCAAAGGGTAACCTTGTATCTGAAACTAGTAAACGCGAGCGCAAGAAGACAGCTAAAGCATGAAGATAATAAACAACAGAGCGATGGTGCTAAAGACTAAACGTCCGCACCTCGTGACTGAACGCGTAAAGAATTACAAAGTATCAGAGCAGGACGATGGCTATTTCAAACTAGCCTTGCCGTGGCGCCTACATGAAGCTCAAGTGTTAAATAGCTTGGGTGTAAAAGACGTGCCATCTCCCATAGGACGAGACTACGAGTGGTCGGGTCGCTTTGACCCGTTTGCTCACCAGAAGAAGACCGCTTCTTTCCTGACGCTCAACAAGAAAGCATTTTGTTTTAACGAGCAGGGAACAGGTAAAACTGCTTCTGTAATATGGGCAGCAGATTATCTGATGCAGCAGGGGGTCATCAATCGCGTGCTTGTAATATGTCCTCTGTCTATTATGAAATCAGCATGGCAGGAAGACCTGTTTAAATTTGCTATGCACCGCACTTGTTCTGTGGCACACGGAACCTCGGCTACGCGGAGAAGAATAATCAACGCAGGCTCAGAGTTTGTCATTATAAACTTTGACGGGGTAGCAGTAATAAAAGAAGAGATAGAGAAGGGCGGCTTTGACCTAATTGTGGTAGACGAAGCAAGCGCCTACAAGAACGCACAGACAAACCGATGGAAGATACTACGCGACTTATGCAAAGGAATAGATTGGCTGTGGATGCTTACGGGTACGCCAGCAGCACAAGCGCCAACTGATGCGTTTGGTTTAGCTAAGTTAGTCGCCCCTAAAAATGTACCCCAGTACTTCGGGCAGTTCAAAGATAAGGTCATGTATAAAGTATCACAATATACTTGGCGCCCTAAGCCCGATGCGAGTGAGACAGTCCATGCTGCATTGCAACCGGCGATAAGATTCCGCAAGGAAGAATGCTTAGACCTACCCAAAGTGACTTTCGTAGATCGGGAAGCCCCACTGACCAAGCAGCAGGCATCGTACTACAAACAGCTAAAAGACCGCATGATAATGGAGGCGGACGGCGAGCAAGTCACTTCAGTTAACGCTGCAACTAACCTCAATAAGCTACTGCAAATATCGGGCGGGGCTGTGTACTCGGACGACCGAGAGGTCATTGAGTTTGACGTTAGCAACAGGCTTAAGGTTATTAAAGAAGTAATAGACGAATCGTCTCACAAAATACTTGTATTCGTGCCGTTTACCCACACTATTGAATTACTTAAAGAATTCTGTAACAAGAACAAGATTAGCGCCGACATAATATCTGGCAAGGTATCGGTCAACAAGCGCAGTGATATTATCAAGGACTTCCAGACCACAGATAAAATAAAGGTGCTTATCATTCAGCCGCAAGCAGCTTCGCACGGCCTTACGCTAACCGCTGCTAATACAGTGATATGGTACGCTCCCGTCACCAGTGTGGAGACTTACCTACAAGCAAACGCTCGTATCGACAGACCGGGACAACACAACCCAATGACTGTGGTGCACATTGAAGGCAGTGAAGTGGAGCGCAGGCTATACAAGATGTTGCGGTCTAACATAGATAACCACACTAAAATCGTAGATTTATATAAACAAGAAATAGATGCTTGACAATGTAAATAAGGCTGACATACACTGGCAATCCCTGCTATTTAGGAGGAGCCATGAAAGACTCAGCAGACAAGCTAACCAAAATCTATATAAAGATGCGGAACGCTATTAAAGAGAAAGAAGACGAGATAAAGACAATAAAAAAGCAGCAAGAAACGGTAGTAGAAAAGCTGCTTGCGCTCTGCGAAGAGCAAGACCTCGATAGTCTAAGGACACCCTCTGGCACAGTAAGCCGTAGAGTACAGTCTCACTACTGGACTAGCGACTGGGAAAGGATGTACGACTTCCTCAAGGAGCACGACGCTTTCCACCTACTTGAGAAACGAATCTCTGGCCTAGCCATGAAGCAGTTTCTTGAGGACAACCCTGACCTTATGCCTGCGGGTTTACAAGTCAACCGTAAGTATATTGTTTCTGTTTTAAAGCCGCGTAAAAAATGATTCGACTAAGACATGAAAATGGGTGTTTCTTACACCCACGGACCAACTCCCCCCTAGATTCTCTACAGGTGATGATAGTTGATAGAGGAGAGTTATCTAGAGGCTACTACGACAGCACAGGTTTAGTGTGTTGGTCTACTGGCTGTACGCACCCCGACGACAACGTGCCTGATGACAAGGTGCAAGCTAGGCGGTGTATGGACTGCACTCGAAGCATTAAGAGCGGCGGCTTTAATCGTAGCGCCCCATGTAAGTTCTACCAGATCATCAAGGTGTTACTACCAGAAGACGGCATAGTCTGCGAGGTGCGCATAAGTGCTAGCAGTCTGTTTGCCAAAGAAACTAACAAGCTTGGCTTTTATAAGTACATTGAATACTTAGAGAAAAACCAAGAAGAAGCAGAAGAAATTTTAACCGAATTATATCTAGTCGAGCAGTACAACTCGTACCGGATATATTTTAAACCAGTTCGACCTTTAGCCGAGGAAGAGCTTGCAACCGCGAGGCAGCAAATAGAAGCCGCTTCGCAATCACCAAATCCTTTTACAGGAAACATAGAGGAAATATTTATGGCTAACCCATCTCACATAATCAAAGGCGTTGAAGCACGTTACCCTCGTCTGGACAAACCTTACCGCTTCGATAACAAGGCAGGTAAGAACG